AAATACTACTTAAATATTTATGTATCCGATCTGATACCACCAACGAAAGTGACCACCAAAATGATTGATCCAGTATCCGCCATAGGGATGGCAACCGCTGCATATCGTGGCATTAAATCAGCTATAGACACAGGCAAAAACTTACATGATATGGCAGGCTCATTACAAAAGTGGGCAGGAGCAATGAGTGATTTAGATTTTGCACACCGACAAGCAGAAAATCCTCCGATGTTTAAAAAACTATTTGGTGCAAGCCAAGTTGAGCAAAATGCTCTAGAAGTTTGGGGGCATAAACAAAAAGCAAAAGAAATGCGTGAAGAATTACGTTCTCATATTAGTTTATTTTACGGACCTTCTGCATGGAAAGAAATTGTTGGAATAGAAGCACAAATGCGTAACGAACGTAAAGAAGCAATTTATAAAGCAGAAGAACGTAAACAATTAATCATTGAATGGATTATAGGTTTATCTCTCGCAGCAGGAGTGGCATTAATTGTTGGCTTTATTATTTGGCTTATAGGTGTAGGCCAGGGTAGGTGGTAAGATGTGGATACTATTATGGTTAGGTGTAACAGCCGGAGGTAACATGGAAAATTATCACTTAGGCACATTTCCTACAAAAGAAGATTGTGTTGCTGAATTAAGTAAGGCACATGTAATTGTAAAGTCTAAGAACTCTGCTGTAGATTGTATCTATATAAAATTAGACGAGTCTTATATAAAACTAAAAAAGAATTAAACGCTGGCGTTAAATTTTTTGTTGTATGCTTCTCGAACTTTGAGAAATCGTTCTTTGTATAAAGCAACTGCTGATGTTAATTCAGGGCTATTGCTTACCTCTAAATAATCAAGGATAATATTAGGATTTTCATACCAGTCTATTTCAACAACTAATGAATTTTCTGGTAATGCGTTTAATCTATTAGCTTGATTTACTAATACTTGTGTATCATCACAACGTGCCAACAATTTTTCTTCACTATAGTCAAGTATAATACTTTCTTTGCCTTCTAGTAAACAATGAAACAAATCCCAATGAGATTGGTTTAGTTGCCACATATATTTTAGTTTGCCATCATGGAAATCTTGTATGCATTGATCTTCGTATTTTGCATACCATATTTCTTTCCATTTTTCAGTCATACCATAACCTACAGTATTTCCATCCATGAACATATGATCTTTCCACCATAATTCACTATGTGATTTAACATCCTTCACTCCAAAAAATCCTTGGTATGCATATTGCGTTATATAGAACATAGGATCTTCGCCTTTTTTAGACTTAGCAAAAATAAGTTTATCACAATATGGCGAGGCAGTTTTATTTTTAGTATTTCCAAAATAATTACTCCAAACCGGATATTCAAAAGTTTTACCATATTCAAAATATTCCTTTGTGCAATATGATACTCCAGTGTCAGTTTGTAGGTTTTCCATTTTTCTCAATGACTCTTGATGGATTTCATAAAGTTCTTCTGTAATGGATTCGCTGCTTGGATTTCTCATTTCTTGAACAATAGTTCCTATAACATCTTTTGTAGTAGGAGTGTCTCTGAGTGGATCTTTTCCCAAATATATTTGAGGTCCAAATCTTGAATCATTTGCAAGCCACCAGTGAATTGCTGGTGCATGTGCGTTTACTGTTTGATATATTGCTATGTTCATATTAATATTTACCTATAATAAAAAACCCTGCACTATGGCAGGGTTTGAGTTTTGGTGGAGGATATCAGGATCGAACTGACGACCTCCTGAATGCAAATCAGGCGCTCTCCCATCTGAGCTAATCCCCCAAACTGTTTATAATTTTTTGTTAATGTCTTGTCTATTTGTATTTCCTAGTAAGGCATTTAAGCCCGGCAGTCCTGTCGCCTTTTTCTATGTTTTTATATTCTATGTAGTTAGTGGTGCCGATTCACAGATTCGAACTGCGGACCTACTGATTACAAATCAGTTGCTCTACCAACTGAGCTAAACCGGCGTTGTTTTAAAAGTCTTTTACTCTTATACTTATGGCTACATACACATCTACTCTAGAGTTAATAGATAATGGATCTGTAGTTATAAACACATGCTCAACATTTTGCATGGTTGGGACTTTAACAGTTACCCGATATTTAGCTGGTAAATTTTGATATTCAACTTGATTGATTATATCACACTGTTCAACTTGTTTGTAGCCTATGATAACTTTTTTGCCGCCTTTTTTGTTGGCAATATCTGCTCCCAAAATAGCACCCAAAATTGTTGCCGCATCTTTACCTGATCCGCCGCCAACTTGATTACCCAATATTCCACCAATAATTGCACCACCTAATACTTCACCAGTTTGTGCACCACCAGTTGTGCCGTATATTGGAACTTCAACAATTGAACAAGATTTAACTGGTTTAACAATTTTTCTAGTTTCTTGTTGTAACGGTTGAACGTTAGTCACATATGATTCAACCTGTATAGTAGTCTGTGTAGTATTTGCTAACACTGATTGTGCAAATAATACCGCTGTTAATATAATACCGTATTTAAGTTTATTCATAATTGATCTCCTAATCATTGCAGTTCTGGAAACATTTGTTTCACATAGTTTTTAACAATAGCCTTTGTATCATTGTCAATTTCATCAATACGTTCTCTTGGAGTTTCTGTTCCAAACGTTTTAATTTCTTCTTTGGCAAGATGCAAAAGTTGTCGTTTATTCATTCTTTGTAAAGTATGTAAATCTATAGACTCACCAGTTAAGGCGCTTAAGATATAATCCCCTACATCTTCATCACTAAGCGGTACCTCAATTTTAGCATTAATCCGCTTAATTCCATCATTATATATTTGTGCTCTCATATCCTTGTCATTTCTTTATTTAATACAATTATATATAATATAACAGTAAGACACTCTTTTGTCAACCGAAATGTCTTGTTTTTTAGGGTTTTTTGGGTTTTTTAGGATTTTACCAAGAACTTAGTGAAGCTCTTGCCCAAATACTAGTAGATCCATCATAATCTGCACTTGCAATGTAGATATATGTGCTATCTGAAGCTAGATCACCCTTTTTGTCGCCTGGACTGCCAATACTAGTAGCTGGAACGCCATTTCGTATCATTGGATTAGGATTAGTTAGGTTTGTTGTTGTAGTTGGCGAACTATTACTTACTATTCCGCCTTCTGCTAGTCCGGTTATTCCTGGATCTGTAGATGTTGTAGGGGCTGATCCAGAACTTTTAGGAACTGAATAATCTGGAGATGTTGTATATCCTACAATTACTCCACAATAATCATAAACTGGTGTTCTTTCTATTGAGTCAACTGAAGGTAAATCATTTTGCTTTAATTTAGCCAACATTTGCTGATCTAACAAATAGTCAAATATACTGTTTCCTAGATCATCAACTGGATATCCACTTAAACTATCATATGCGGCTTTTAATGCCGCTGCAAGTCCTTGTGCTTTTGCCAATGTTAATGTGCTTGTATCAATTGCAGTTCCAACACCTGTATGTGTTGCTTGTGTGGTTGGATCTGTAAATGCACTACCACCATTTGAGTTTGTTCCACTAAAGTTATTTTCAAGTGTAACTAAATCCTTCATATCTGAAGAGAATGTGTTAAGTTGGCTAACCATACTATCAATAGTAGCCTGTGGTGCGTTTGCTAAACTACCAAAATCATCTATAATATCGCCTAAATCTTTAAGAATGCCACCTTGAAAAATACCTGCATTAAATCCACTACCTGATGTGCAACCACCTACGTCACTGTCTAACATAGTTCCTAGTTTATCAAGTATGTCTTTACCTGCACCTAAATATGAACCAAATACTTCTTTCAATACGTTTGGAATAGGTTTTGGATTAACTGGTGTTCCACAGAAATTAATCATATTAGCAATTGCGGCAAACTCGGCGATTGCTGCATTAAGTCTTGCTAATACATTATCAATATTTGTATGTGCTATAAATTCGTCTAGGGCCGCTTCAGCTTCTGCAAGTGCTTTATATAATTCTGGTGGAACTCCTGATATACCTAACAATCTACCTAAGTTAATTTTTAAACATAACTGTAAGTTAGGAAGTTTAATTCCATTACCTGCAAGTAAACTACAGATAATTTCTCTTAAACTCATGCTGGTTGTTGTAGTTTCTACTTCACCTGTGCCTGCATCAACAGTAACACCTGTGACTATATCAACATCAGTGTTCTTTAAGTAATTAGCCGCTGTTTCAAAATCTGCCATATTAACCGCCTACGTATGTGTCGCCACTTGCTCCTGTAGCCTTTGGATTACAGTGGTCTCCTCCAGGCAAAGGACAATAGTTATCACCGTTTGCACTATTACCTTTAATAACAACAAGTTTGTTGTTAACATAAACTTGTGGATTTGCTGCTTTTAGTTCACCACCGCCATGACTATTAGGATCTCTGTCTACACTACATAATTTATTATTGACATAAACAGTGCTTTGGCCTACAACGTTATTTGCGGCGCCGCATGAACGACTATCTGTATTTCTGTGAACTCCTGCCATATTATTTTGCTATATGAATACCTGTTGTTTGTGAGATATATGTATTACTGGCGTCCTTCGCTGATTCAACTACACATATAATACTATTTATATTCAAACGCACTTTAGCTTCTGGGCTAACTGTAAACATAAATGGTGATAGGCCGACGCCTTTTTCTGCCGCCACTAAAATAAGTGGTTTCTTTAATACAATGTGTGTTGCTGTTTGTTCTTCAAATTTTGCAATCATTTCTTCGCCGCTGTTGAGCTTAATACTTACTATGTCTCCGACTTTGTAAGATGTTTCAATTATCATAATGTATATCCTGTTCCGTTAAAATTTGTGTCTTCTATATATTTTACCATCTGATCGTAACCGCCGATCTTTTGACCGTTAATTACAATCTGTGGAAATGTTCTTGCTGTAGGGAATTCTTCCATAATTAATTCACGGTCAAAGTCTTTTCCTAGTTCTTTGTATTCATACTCAAAACCTCTGCTTTCACATAACGCCTTTGCTTTTACACAATAAGGGCATACTGGTTTTCCGTATATTTGTATTGTCATAAACTAAATCCTTTAAATGTATCTTCCGATACGTCCTGTTTAACACCACCAACAACATAAGAACTTATTTCAGTTTCTTGTGGAGCAACTTGCACTTCTGCACCGCTTATCCATTTTTGTGTCCATGGTAGTGGGTTTGCTTGTGATATACTATATGGACATTTTAATCCTACAGCCGTCATACGTTTTGCTGCAATCCATTCAATATAATCGTTAAGCAATTGTGTGTTAAGTCCAATCATTGAGCCGTCTTTAAATAAGTATTCAGCCCATGCTTTTTCTTGGTTTACTGCATCAACAAACATTTTGATACAATCGTCTTCTGTTTCTTTTGCAATCTTAATATAATCTTTATCGTCTTTTGGTAAAATCTTTAAAAGTGACTGTGTGCTTGCTAAGTGCAAGTTTTCATCACGTGCAATTAGTTTAATAATCTTAGCATTACCTTCCATCTTTTTAAGTTCTGCAAATGCCCATGAACACGCAAAACTTACATAGAAACGAACACCTTCTAGAATGTTTACACTCATTAATGTTTTATATAACAACTTTTTAATTTCATATTTACTTATTTTAATTTTTTTACCATTAATAGTATGTGTTCCTTCGCCTAGTAGGTTATAATAAGAAGTTAATTCTATAAGTTGATCATAGCACTCTGATATATCTCCTGCACAATCCATTATTTCTGGAATATCCATCATTTCATCAAATACAATACTTGGATTGGAATATACATTACGAATGATATGTGTATATGAACGTGAATGAATTGTTTCACTAAATGTCCATGTTTGAATCCATGCTTCTAGTTCTGGTAAACATACTAATGGACCAAACGCTTCTACTGGTGCTCTACCTTGAACACTATCTAATAAAATTTGTCTTTTTAGATTACTTGTAAAAATATGACGTTCGTGTTCTGTTATGTTTTTAAAGTCGTTTGCATCTTTGGTTACATCAACTTCCTCAGGACGCCAAAAGAATCCCAACTGTTTATCGGTTAGCTTGTCAAATTGTTTATACTTCATAGTGTCATATCGCTGAATAGCAACTGCACCTGCTGGGTCCATAAAAGCCATTGCTTTAGTATGGTCTGTTTTATTGTCTGCGTTAAAGACTGATGTCATTTTATATTACTCTCTATTATATCTTACAACTATCACAGTCCTCGTCATCGAGGTCTGATGTTCCTTCGTATTCTGGCAAGCTATCTGAATTATTAAGTTCATCTATATTGAGTTCGCCTTGCCCATCATATGTATTAAAATAATACAATTGTTTTCCACCATATTTGTAAAACATCAACAAGTGTTGAATCATTACTGACATTGGTATTTTTTCATCTTCGTAAAACTGTGGATTATAACTTGTATTAACACTAATACCTTGATCGATATATTTTTGTAATACAGCCATAATCTTTAAATAACCTTCTGGAGATTTTTGATTCCATAGTAAGTCATATTTATTCTTTAACCTAGCAAAACCTGGAACTACTTGCTTTAAAACACCATGTTTGCTTTGTTTAACACTTACTAAGCTACGTGGAGGTTCTACTCCATTTGTGCTATTACTAATTTGTGCTGAAGTTTCAGCTGGCATTAATGCCATTAATGTGCTATTTCTTATACCTGTTTTTTGTAGTTGCTTACGCAAACTCTTCCACGGCATACGTTCTTTGTGTGGAACTAATTCATCTACTTCTGTTTTGTATGTCATATTTGGTGTAATACCTTGCCCATACTTTGTTTCATTTGTTCCGGGTATTGCACCTTGTTCAGCGGCCAGATCAGCACTTGCTTTAATTAAATAATAACTCCATGCTTCTGCCCACTCGTCTACTAATGCTAGACCATTCTCATCTATGTCTTGATAGTTTAAATCATTCTTAGCTAACCAGTATGCAAAGTTAATAATACCAATACCTAATGGCCGTCTTTTCATTGTGCTAATTTCTGCAGCATTTACTGGATAATTTTGATATGTTAATAGTTCATCTAATGCTCTTACTGAA